GAGCGAGACAGGCTGGAGCCCGCTCCCGCAACCGCAGGGCACGAGGAGGTATGAGCGTGCCCGCGAGCGCGACGACGGACGAATCGATGCCGTCGGCAGCAACGGGAGTGGTCGGGGCGAGAGGATTGGAGGCTCCGCTAACCAGCAGATCCGCGGATGCACGGTCGTCATGGAGGGCCGGCACCCGTCTCTCGACCAGACCCGCATCGCGTGACTAGAAGGTTGGCGTCTCCGGTGCGAAGGTCCGGTGCCATGCTCGCCATCGGTCGATGGCCTCGAGATCCGACGTCGACCACGTGAAGTCCGGGTCCATCTCGGGGAGTGACGGTGTCGGCGGGACGGTCCGACCAGAGCCCGGCTGCGGCGCGTCGCCAGCGCGGACCCGAAGCGCGACGGGGAGCCCCGGAATGCGAGAGATACGCAGCCAGGTCACCTGCTCGTCGCGCGGACGGAGCGTCCCCCTGCCGAGCGGCTCTTGCCCGAGGTACGGCTCGAGCCCATCGATGACCGGCTTGAGCATCGCCGAGAGTGCCGTCGCCTTCGTCACTGCGATGTCGACGCCGACGGCCTTCGTGACCGGCGATCGGCTCCAGACAGCGGCGATCGCGTCACGCCAGGACAGCTTCTCGGACGGTGACTCGTCGCGGGGTACGACGTCGCTCGTCGCCAGGAAGTCCGCGCCGCCGTCGAATGGGTCGTCATCGTCCGGCGCCGCGTTCCAGGCGAGAGAGATCCCGAGGCCGGGCACGGCTCGGGGGCGCTTCGTCGCCACGATCCGCTCGACTCCAACGAGGCCGCGGGCAACAACGCCGGCGTCACGGAGTCCATCGAGTGCCAAGCGCACCATGTTGTCGAGATCGATGCGCACGCGTCCAGGCTCGAGCTCGAAGTCGAGCCCGACCTCGGTCACGCCCGGCTTCCGCCCTCGCATGGCCGATGCGATGACGAGGCGCCACCGCGCGTCGTGCGGCGGGTTCTCGGCGGCCTGCGGCGACCCCTCGACAAGGACGAAGCTGGCGCGGGACGAGTCGGCTGTCACCGTATCCAACCCTTGCGGAAGCGCAGCGCTTTGGCTGGGCAGATGCCTTCGGACCTGACCCGATCGTGTGTTCGATTGGTCAGTCTGGTCGCGGCGAGAGGCATAGCCCCGCGACCACCGACCTTCCGTATACGATGCGGCTCGCCGAACCACCCGAGCCCTGCGAGTGGCTGCGGAGCGCTTGATGCGTGTCCGACCACGGCGGACCGAGGTCTAGTCGTCCGCCTCGGCCAGGTCATCTTCATCGGGTGCCGGGCCTTCATCTTCCTCGGGTGCCGGGCCTAGGTCGTAGACGAGGCTGTGCTCCGCGCCCCGGACCCCGGTGAACACAACCGTGCTTGTGGACTGCATGGTCAACTGGTGGACGGGGTCAACGATGATGCGGACCTTCGGTCGGGCGTCCACCCCTTCGACCCCCGATACAACGACGAGGAAGAAGTCGGGCGTGCTCAGGGCGCGCCGAACCTCCGACTCCTCGAGGCGGATCACATCGGGCTCCTCGCCGAGGTGGACCTTGAGCTCGAAGAAGCGGTCGAGCGTGTCGATCGCGTCTGCCCCGACGCCGTGCTGAGCGCGGAGATCGGCGATCTCCTCCTCATCACCGGCGAGGACCGTTCGGACGAGCGCCATCCCGACGGACTCTTTGTCGAGTGGCGTGAACGTCGTCGCGCCCGATCCGCCACGCGGCGCACCTCCCTGACGGTTGGGCGTCTTCAGCGGGTCCTTCGATGACCCCCCGCGCCGCTTGCCCGCGGAGGACCCTGCCTTGGAACCTTTGCGGCCTTCCGGATTGAGGACAACGAGCGTCGCGGGATCGACGAGCACGCGCGGCCGGCGCTGGGGCTCCCTGGTGGACTGACTTCCGGCCTGGCCTGCGCCGCCCGCTTCCCTCTTTGAGCGACCGGCTCCACCCTTCCGGCCTTCCTTCTGGCGTTCGGCGATTTCCTTGCCTAGGGAAGCGGCCCGCTCCGCCATCTCACGCTCACGGGCAGTGCGTTGCGCGGCCGCCTCTTCGGCCGCCAGGCGCAATCGTTGCCCAGTCCGACCCTCCTCGGCGGCGATGCAGGCCGCCAGCCACGCTTGGGCGAGCTGCCGTTGATCCGCGTCCGAGAACAAGCCCGCGATGGACCGACCACCGGCGTCGACCTGGCGGAGAAGGCGACTGTCTCGAAGAAAGAGCGCCTGCAGGCCGATGTCTGCCTTCGAAGCCGCGTCGACCTCAGCTGGCGGCCGGCCGATCAGGCCGTCCACCCTCACGCGAAGGTCGGGGTCGACTCGCACCTCGAACTCACGCAGCTCGTCCCACGGAATCCTCAGCGCGCCGGCGGTCCGGGCCTCATTCCGTGCGAGGTCGTCTTGGAGAAGCGAAACGGCCGCGGACAGCAGTTCTGTCGCATCGCCGTCGCGAAGGCCGCTCTCCGGCGCGACCACTGACGTCCTCTCGATCGCGAGGCGCGTGATGCGCATAGGCGCGAGGAGCCCCTCGAACTGGGCCAAGTCACCGCCAGGCAACCACACTGGCACCTCGGCGCGCAGTGCATCGACTAGAGTCGGATCCTCCACGCCGTAGACGGGCCGCTGGCTCGTCCAGGCATGTGTGGTCCACAGCGGTAGAGCTGCCAGGCGTCGGGCGAGGGGGCGAAGAACCGTCGCCATCCCTGAGAGGAGCTCGGCGATACGTCGGAGTGTTTCCAGCAGCACGACGACATCGTCTTGGTCGGGTTCGCGACGAGTCCGGGCTATCTGACCGACGACGCGGAGACAGTCTTCGGCCGTAGGTTGGCGGATTTGGAGTGCTGTCCACAGCCGCTCCGTCCCGGGTACTTGAGGAGTGAACGCACGTCGACGCCGAAATATGGGCGCGCCGGCGAGGACCTCACTCGGGGCTCGCCAACCGACATCCGTGAGGACGAGGCCCTGCCCCTCGGCGAACGCTGCCCGGAGTTCCCGCTCGCTGAGGTCTCCGGCAGGCGTATCGCGGTGGGCGAGCCGCTCCGCGATAGCTTGATAGGCCATGGCCGCGTCCGCGGCGGCGGATTCCGGCTGCGGCGACAAGCTCTGGATTGCGCGCAAGCGCTGCACGAGGTCGCGGATCATGGGCTCGCCCGAGACGCCCAGCGCAGCGAGGACCTCGCGCCGATTGGGAGCGTCGAACTCCGGGCGGAGATAGCCGGGTGCACTCGGACCATGGAGCGCAACGGTGCCGGGAGTCTTGAGGCGAAGGTCCAGGGGCGCCCTGGGGGCACCGTCCGCGTCGTCGAGCCACGCGGTTGCGCCGATGGACCAAAGCCAGAACGCCTTCACCGTACCGCGTGACCGCCAGCCGTAGTCGTCCACGGCGGCGACCACGTCGGCCCGGTCGACGAGTCGATCCCATGCCCGTCCCAGTGCGCCGACGAGGGCGCCAGCGCGATCGCGCCGATGCGCAGCCTTGCGGTCACTCGCGATGTCGGCGACGACCGCGCGAAGGTCAGGAGAGTCGACGTCATCGAGCGTCCATCTGGCGCCGAGGGATCGCAGCGCCCGGGCTCGCTCTGGAGGGCTACCGTCGACCCCCGCCGGCAGACCGAGGCGTCGATCGGAGTAACGGGCCTGCAGGCCAGGGTGGCGGACAAGTCGCGGTGCGCGTTCGGCACCGAGCAGGCCGAGGAACTTCTGCGGCCCGAGGCCGCCGACGCGGCCCAGCGACGACCTCAGCTGCTCAACGTATCGATTGTCGGTCCACAGCAGTCCCGGGGTTTTGTCTGCGGCGGCCGCGAAGCTCTCCGGCTCACGGTCGACCGCCCGCGAGAGATACACCTCGCCGGGCCGAGCGCTGCCACGTTGGATGCGCCCCCGGTCGTCGTAGCGGAACACCCCGATCTTGATCGCCCGCCCCACATCCGGGCCCAGGGATGAGCGCTCCTCGACTGGAAGTTGCTCGAACGCGTCCCGGAGCGCGCGAAGTTGCTCGTCGGTCAGGGGCTCGGAGAACTGTGCACCGGCACGGCCGGCCGCGGCGAGTCGCCGGACGACCCGCTCGTCGCGGGGATCGTCGATGACCGCCCCGGCTTTGCGCAGCCAGGCGAGCACCGTCCGCGCGGGATCCGTCGCCGTCAGGTGTTCAGGGGCGAGGCCAACGCCGACCCCGAGCTGATCGGCCAGGCGCGACTGGGTCACGGTCAGGACCTCGACGGACGCGGCTGTCGGCGGGACGATGCGGCGCCCCTCAGACGTGGTGACGTAGGGGAGGTCGGCGAGCTGCGCTGACAGGCCTTGATGGAGCGCGACCGCGGCCAGCTCGATCGTGGCGACGACGCTCCGCGTGAGGTCTTCCAGAAGCGGCAGAGCGTCCGCGACCGTCACCGGGTCCGCGAGCGGGGCTCCCGACGCTCGCCAGTCCTCGAGGACAGCACGCCAGCGAGCAGGGTGGTCCCGGGCGGATCGCGGCAGCGATGCCGACACGCCCGCGAGGGACGCGATCTCCGCCGGCTCGATGACGCCCTCGAGAGCGGCGTCCTCCACCGCCAGGTCCCGGATCAGGACCTGGCCGTCGTCCACGACGAGCGCCGCGTCGAGCGCCAGCTCAGTCCGCGCCCGCTCGAGAAGGAGCGCCTCCAGCCGTGGGACAACGGCGTCGGGATCGTCACCCGGGACGACGTCGCGAGCCAGCGGAATCGTCTTCCAGGCAGCCCTTGCGTCGCGCGCGAAGAGATCCTTGACGAGCCCCACCCAGAGGTCCGCGAGGAGAGGCAGCAGCGCCTGATTCCACGCGGTTGGTGCGAGCCCAGTGCGGCTGGTGATGGGGTCGAACTGCGCGTTGGCCCGCAGGGGAGCTGATGTCCCCGCGATGGGCAGGCCCGCGTAGATGACGCCGCGGTCGCCTGACTTCAGCGCGAGCGCGACTCCGAGGGGGACGGTGGCGCCGGCGGCCTTGCGAACACGGCGAACTCCCCGAGGCCTCGGGGCGTCGGCCGAGTGCACGAGCCACGCGCGTCCGTCGGGCGCCGTGGCGCGGCGACGCTGCACCGGCAGGTCAGATCCCGCGATCCGACACGTCGCGAGCCGGTGGTTGCGCCAAGAGAGGCGCAGCGTCCGGACCGCCACCCCAAGCGGATCGAGCACGGTGACCGCGCGGACGCTGCGCAGGAAGAGGAGGGCACTGTCATCCCAACGTCCGATCCACGCAGCGATGTCGTCGGTGGTCACGCCGTCGGGGCGGAGCGGGACGCAGATAGCCGTCCACCCGGGTTCAGAGAGTCCGAGCGGCAGGGTGATCGACTCGATGGCCGAGATCGTCGGCTGACCGAGTCGGATGTGGTAGGGGCCGCTGTGCACGTCGAGAACATCTGACAGCGCGTGCAGCGTCATCAGTCCGATCCCAAATCGGCCTGTCGCGACGTCGTTGTCGGTCTTGTTCGACAACCACGGCGTCGTCAGGGACAAGACGTCGGAGAGCGTGACGAGGTCGCCGTCATGGACGGCGATCAGGCGGTTGTCGACGATCTGAAGGTGGACGAATGACGCATGCGCGTCATCGGCGTTCTGGATGATCTCCGCCAGGCCCTGGAGCCGATCGGTCGTCAGAGTCTCAGCGCCAGCACGGGCCCCATTGAGGGCAGCGGTGAAGACTCCGGGTGCCTCCTCAAAGAGGCGGGCCAGCTCCTCGACGGCGCGCCTGGCTTCGGACTCCTCGTGAGCCGAGAAGTCGATGCTGGCCTCCGGGTCCTGAAAGAGACGCCGGGCGGCCTCTTCCGGCGTCCGGTACGCGTCCGCAGCGGAGGTCGCGCCAGAATCGTCGGGCAGTGCGTGTGAGCCTGTGGCGGCCATGACGGAATGCTATGGCGTCGCGTGGGTGGACCGCGGCACCGAAGCGACAGAGCGGTGACTCCAGGCAGCGGAAGCCATTCGGCCTCGGTCAACTGACCGATCCCGCGCCGCGGCGCCGGACCCGACACTCGTCGCATGGCACCCGACTCGGCAAGCGAACAGACGAGTCCGGCTGACATCCGGACGCTGGGGCCCGTCGTCTCCCCCGCGGCGGGCCCCGCCCCAACTCGATCGTGGCGACCGGCACTGTCCATCTGGGTCGCCCCCGACGCCGCCCCGGGCAACGGGCGGCACTTCCTCCCCTGCCCCGGCTCGCGATGCGATGGCACCGCCTGACGGGGCGGCCGTGAGCGACGACGCGATGGGCCTCACGCAGCGCGAGCTCCTGATGGAGATGCGGGAGGACATCAAGGGCCTCAAGACCACCGTCGACGCGATCGCCAAGGACCAGGCGCTCGGCGTCGAGCGGCGGGCCAGCATGCAGCGGAGCGCCGACTCCATCTACGCCCGCCTCGACGGGCACGACCGCGACCTCGACCGGATGCTCGCCTGGCAGAACCGCGCCGACGGCGCCCTTGTCCTCGCCCGCTGGGCCCTCGGCGCGTCGCTCGTCAGCCTCGTGGCGGTCGCGCTCCAGGTCCTCGCCACCGTCGGCCGCGCCATGAACGGAGGCATCCCGTGACCGACGACCTCGCCACGTACGGCCTCGGCGCCCTGCCCGACCCGCCCGACGAGCGCGACTATCCCCTCTCCGCCCTGTACGCCGTCGAGGGCCTCACGGCCTCGGTCGTGCTCCCAGCGTCGTACGCCGCGCCTCGGATGCCGCCGGTGCTCGACCAGCACGCGACCCCGATGTGCGTCGCCTACTCGTCGAGCGCGATGAAGGCGTGGCAGGACCGGCGCGACCAGGAGCGCTTCTTCGATTTCGACGAGCCGGCCTTCTTCGCCGCGATCGGCGGCACGGCCGCCGGCGCGTACGTCCGTACCGCGATGGAGCGCATGCGGACGGCCGGCTACCCCGTCGTCGGGGTGGGCGACCCCGCCCACCACCGGATCGCCGCCTACTACGCCGTCCCGCGCGACCTCGCCACGGTCAAGGCCGCGATCTACGACCTCGGGCCGGTCGTCGTCTCGACCCCCTGGTACCGGTCGTGGTTCCGCCCGACGGCGGGCGTGCTGCCGCGGCCCGACACGCTCGTCGGCGGGCACGCGATCGTCGCCTACGGCTGGGACGCCCGGGGCCTGCGCCTCCGCAACTCGTGGGGCGCGGACTGGGGGGTCGGCGGCGACTGCTGGATGCCCGCGTATCTCGTCCCCCACCTGTCCGGCGCCTGGAAGGCGGTCGACGCGATCGAGCACCCGATCCCGTACTCGCACACGGTCGACGTCACGGCAAGGCCCAGCCTCAACGTCCGGCGGGCCCCCACGACGGCGGCGGCCAGGATCGCCTCGCTCCCCCACGGGCGCGACGTGGCCACCATGCGCCTCGAGAAGTACGGCGGGAAGTACACGGTGAACGGCGCCACCCGCACCGACTGGCTCGAGGTGAAGGCCGGCACGCGCACGGGCTGGGTCGCCCGCGGCTACACCCGGCTCGTGAAGTAGGAGGACTGGATGGAGGACCTCACCTTCGCCGTCGTGCTCACCGCCGCCGGCGCCACCGCCTCGGCCGCCCTCATCACGGGGATGATCGCGATCGCGAAGCAGCTCGTCGTGATCGGGCCGTGGATCCAGGCCGACCGCGAGCCCACCATCGCCTTCGTCCTCTCCGCGGTGCTCGTCACCGTGGCCGTGCTCTCGGTCGGGGTGTTCACCCCGGCCGCCCTGTTCGCCGCGTTCCTGGCGTGGTTCGGGATCGCTCAGATCGCGATGGGCGTGCACGACACGGTCAAGAGCGCGACAGCCAGGGGCAGCAGGTGATCCGCACCTGCGACAACGGGCACCCGCCTGCCCACGTCCTGTCGGGCGCGCCCTGCAGAGCGTGCGAACGCAGGCGCCCCTCGCGTCAGGCACGGGGCTACGACGCCCTGCACCAGACGGCCCGCAGGGCGCTGCTGCAGCAGGTCGTCGAAGCGGGGGGCTCACTGTCCTGCGGGTACGGGTGTGGCACCAGGGTCACGACCGACACGATGGTCGCGGCCCACGTCCAGGACGGCGCGCCGGATCTTGGGTGGATCGCCGCGTGCCGCTCGTGCAACGAGCGCGCGAAGCGCAGGGGGTGGGGAGGCATGCCGGAGGGCGAGGCTGCCGCGCTAACCCGCGCTAGGCAATCCGACCTCCGCCCGGGTTTCCGTGTTTTTCTGGAGTCGGTCCCGTGAGCGCCGGCGGCCGTCCGTCCGGCTCCTGGCGGAACCGCATCCTGGGCAGCGGAGAGGAGGCGCCGGACCAGCTGGTCGCCAACCCGCGGAACTGGCGCACGCACCCGGGTGTCCAGCGCAAGGCCCTGCGCGGGTCGCTCGCCACCATCGGCTGGGTCCAGCAGGTCATCGTCAACCGTCGCACCGGCAACGTCGTCGACGGGCACGCCCGCATCGAGGAGGCGCTGTCTCGGAGCGAGCCCGTCGTTCCAGTGCTCTATGTCGACCTCAGCCCGGAGGAGGAGGCGATCGTCCTCGCGACGCTCGACCCGATCGGCGCGATGGCCGAGGCGGACGACGCGCGGCTCCGCGACCTGCTGGCCGATGTCGCCGTGGACGACGAAGGGCTGGCCGAGCTGCTCAAGACGCTCGACGTGTCCGGCGTCGAGTTCCCGGCCTACGACGAGGACGCGGCCGACGCGGTCGCCTACAACGAGTGCCCCGAGTGCGGCCACCGGTGGCCCCGGTGACCTACAAGGAGGCTCTCGACCGCTCGTGGCGGCAGCACCGAGCGCCTCGAGCCGCGAAGGCCCCAACCGTGATCTCGACCTTCGCTGGGTGCGGCGGCTCGTCCCTCGGCTACAGCATGGCCGGGTTCCGCGAGCTGCTCGCCGTGGAGTGGGACCCAGTCCAGGTGGCAACCTTCAGCGCGAACTTCCCCGAGGTCCCCGTGTATCCGGGCGACATCGCCCAGCTGACAGCCGCGGAGTGCCTGCGGCTGGCAGGGCTCACGCCCGGCGCGCTCGACGTGCTCGACGGCTCCCCGCCGTGCCAGGGCTTCAGCACGGCGGGCAAGAGGCGCCTCGCCGACGACCGCAACCAGCTCTTCCACGAGTTCACGCGCCTCCTATCCGGCCTCCAGCCGCGCGCGTTCGTCATGGAGAACGTTTCAGGCCTGATCAAGGGGAAGATGCGGCTGATCTTCGTCGAGATCCTGCGCGCGCTGAAGTCGTGCGGATATCGCGTCTCGGCCCGGCTGCTGAACGCGATGTACTTCGGCGTCCCGCAGTCGCGGCAGCGACTCGTCTTCGTCGGCGTGCGGAACGACCTCGTGGGTGAGCCCTCGCACCCGCGGCCCCTGACGCTGCCGATCACGGTTCGCCAGGCGCTTGCAGAGCCTCTCGCGCCCAGCGACGCGCGGCCCCTGTCCCCATCGATGCGCGCCGCCGTGCAGCGGATGCGGCCCGGGAATTACAGCGGGAGCAACGCCGAGCGGGCGTTCAGGGCGACCAGGGGTAGCACAGCAGGGGCGATGAACACGAAGCTGCTGGCATGGGACCGGGTGTGCTGCACCCTGCCGCGCTCCGTCATCGCCGAGACCGGCATCGTCCACCCGGCTCGCGAGAGGTACCTGTCCACGGCCGAGGCGAAGCGCATCGGCTCGTTCCCGGACGACTTCGTCCTGACAGGGCCCTACCAGGACAAGTGGGCCTCTGTCGGCAACAGCGTCCCGCCCCTGCTCATGAAAGCGATCGCCGAGCACGTGTCGCGCGAGTTCCTCACCGGACGGGAGGCCGTCCATGGGTAGGCGCGGCCCCCTGCCGAAGGACCCCGAGAAGTTGCTCGGCCACCGGCGCCGGTCCGCGGCGGCGGCCCCGACAGTGGTGCTGCCGCGCCTCCCCCGGGCCCGGGGCGAGTGGCGGTCCGAGACGCGCGCCGCCTGGCGCGCCTACTGGCGCTCGGAGGTCGCCGCACTCGCGGCCGAGGTCGACGGCCCCGCCATCCGGCGGCTGTTCGCCATGTACGACCAGCACGCCCGGGCGATGGAGCTCGTGGCAGCGGCGCCGGTCGTGAAGGGCTCGACCGGGCAGATCCGGGCCAACCCGCTCGCCGACCTCGCGCTCAAGCTCGAGGGCTCGATCGGCCGGCTCGAGGGCGAGCTCGGCCTGACGCCCGCGGCCCGCCAGCGCATGGGCATCCGGCTCGTCCAGCCCGTCCGCCAGCCGACCGCCGCGCCCGCGACGCGGCCGAGCCGCTACGCGCACCTGCGCGAGGTGGCGTCGTGACCCTCGCCGAGCGCGTCCGGGGCTGGTCCGGCCGCGGTGACTACCCGACCCTCGGCTGGGGCGTGCTGGAGTGGATGACCGCGCACCTGCCCAGCCCGTCGGACCACGGCCGAGAGCTCGTGCTGACCGACGAGCAGGCCCGCATCATCCTCGCCTTCTACCGGCTCGACCCCGTCACCGGCGACTTCACCCACCGGCGCGCGCGCCTCGAGATGGCGAAGGGCTGGGGCAAGAGTCCGCTGCTCGGCGCCGTCGCGCTCGCCGAGTTCGCCGGGCCTGTCCGCTTCGGCGGCTGGGACGACGACGGCGAGCCGGTGGGCGTCCCGGTCCACTGGCCGGTCGTCGAGATCGCCGCGGTGAGCCTCGACCAGGCGGACAACACGTGGGCCGCGCTCTACGAGATGCTCGGCGCGAACGACGGCCGCGCCGCCCGCGAGCTCGGCATCGACGCCGGCCGCACCCGCATGTACCTCACCGGCGGCCGCCCCGGGCACCTGCGCCCGGTCACCGCCGAGTCGAGCAGCCGCGAGGGCGCCCGCCTCACGTTCGCGGTCCTCGACGAGACCCACCTCTGGCGCCGCGACAACGGCGGCGTCCGGCTCGCCGCGGCCCTGCGGCGCAACGCCGCCAAGATGGACGGGCGCACCTGGGAGACGACGAACGCCCCCGTCACCGGCCAGGGGAGCGTCGCCGAGGAGAGCGGCGACGCCGCCGTCCCGGGCGTGCTCCACGTCTGCCGGCGGGCTCGGGAGACCCCGGAGCGCGACTGGCCGGCGGAGCGCCTGCGGGCCGAGCTCGAGTGGGTGTACGGCGACTCCTGGTGGGCGCCGGTCGAGCGGATCCTGGCCGAGATCGCGGACCCGGCGAACGACTGGGACGACATCCTGCGCTTCTACTTCAACGTCCGGTCGGCCGGCCGGTCCCGGGCGGTCGACCCCGGCGCCTGGGACGCGCTCGAGCGGGCGGTCGAGGTGCCCGACGGCGCGCGGGTCGCGCTCGGCTTCGACGGCTCGCTGTCGCTCGACTCGACGGTCCTGCGCGCCTGCACGCCGGACGGGCACTCCTTCTCGCTGCCGGGCTGGTCGTGGGTCCGCCCGACCGGCGACGCGATGCGCGCCTGGGCGCTCACGCACCCGGGCGAGGACTGGCGCGTCCCACGCGACCTCGTGGACGACGCGGTGGCACAGGCGTTCGCCCGGTTCGACGTCGGCCTCATGCGCCCGGACGCGGCGTTCTGGCGGGACGAGATCACCCGCTGGCAGCGCCTGTACGGCGAGGGCGTCGTCGTCCCCTTCGACACCAACTCGGCGCGCCAGATGGCCCCCGCGTTCGACCGCTGGCGCACCGCGGTCGCCACCGGGGCACACACCCACGACGGCGACCCGGTCGTGTCCGCGCACGTCAAGGCGATGCACACGGCCCACCCCCGCGGCGCGGTGCGGGGCGACGACGGGCGGCTGCCGGTCGTGCCGGTCAAGGGCGACGACCGCGCCAAGATCGACGGCGGGCTCGCCGACATCCTCGCCTACCACGCGGCCATGACGATGGCGGAGGCGGCGGCCGAGGTCCCCTCCGGCCCGGTGGCGGCGTCGTGGTGACCGGCGTGGCGACCCAGCTCTCCTCGGCCGCGTGGCTCGAGCGCCTCGGCGACGAGCTCGACGCGCGCGCCTCGGACTACGCGACGTGGGAGGCCTACTACGAGGGCCGCCACCAGCCCCCGGTCGCGCTCCTCGCCGCGTCGACGGGCTACCGCAGCGAGTACGCCCGCTGGCTGGCGGGCTTCTCCGACAACTTCTGCCGGCTCGTCGTCCAGGCGGTCGACGAGCGCCTCGCGGTCACGGGCTTCCGGGTCGACGGAGGCGCCGGCGACCGCAAGGCGTGGGCGTTCTGGCAGGGCAACGCGCTCGACGCCTGGCACCTGCGCGCCCACCGCGAGGCGCTCGTCAAGGGCTGGTGCCCGGTCACCGTCGACGCCGGGCCCGACGGCGCGCCCCGGATCCGGGCGCACGTGGCCGACCAGTTCGCGGTCGCCTGGGATGACGACGACGCTCTCGCCCGGGCCGCCGCGCTGCGGCGCTGGGTGACCCCCGACGGCCGCCGCCTGGCGACCCTGTACCTGCCCGACCGGATCGAGAAGTACGAGCTGGTCGGCAACGCCTGGCGGCCGCGCTCGGTCGAGGGCGAGCCCTGGCCGCTGCCCCACGCGCTCGGCGTCGTGCCGGTCGTGCCGCTCGTCAACGACCCCGACCTCGCCAACCGCGGCCAGAGCGAGATCGCGGCGATGCTGCCGATGCAGAACGCGCTCAACCTGCTGATGAGCGACATGCTCGTGTCGGCCGAGTACACCGCGTTCCCGCAGCGCTGGGTGACCGGGCTCGAGATCCCCGTCGACCCCGACACCGGGAGGCCGGTCCAGCCGTTCAAGCTCGCCTACGACCGGATGCTCATGGCCCGCGACAAGGAGGTCCGCTTCGGCCAGCTCGACGCCGCCGACCTCGCCCCCTACATCACCGCGATCGAGGCCTGCGTCCAGCACATCGCTTCGACGACCCGGACGCCGCCCCACTACCTGCTCGGGCAGGCCGGGTCGTTCCCCTCGGGCGAGAGCCTCAAGGCGACCGAGACGGGCCTCGTAGCGAAGGTCCGCCGCCGCCAGGGCGACTTCGGCGAGTCCTGGGAGGAGGCGATCAGCATCGCGTTCCGGGCAGCGGGCGACACGAAGCGTGCCGACCGCGAGGACAAGGAGGCGGTCTGGCGCGACCCCGAGGTCCGCACCGAGGCCGAGCACGTCGACGCGCTGCTCAAGCTGAAAGCCCTCGGCGTCCCCGTCGAGCAGCTGTGGGAGGACGCCGGCTACAGCCCGCAGCTCATCGCGAAGTGGCGCGACGCAGCAGAAAAGGCCGGCCGCTCACCGGCGGACCGCGTCTCCAGCGTCGCCCCGAACCCCGACGACCCGTCCGTGCCGGCACCCCCGCCGCCGGCCACGCCCCCGACCCAGATGGAGGCCCCGAGACCGTGACCACCGAGACCGAGACCGCGGGCGCGACGCCCGCCGCGGCCGCCGCGACGACGGCCCAGAGCACGCCGGACGAGTCGGCCGCTGAGCCCGCGACGGGCACCGACGCGGTCCTCGGGGACGCCGGCAAGCGGGCGCTCGACGCGCTGCGGGCCGAGCGCCGCTCGGCCGAGGACCGCGCCAAGCGCGCGGAGGCCGAGCTCGAGCAGCTGCGCGCGGCGTCGCTGTCCGAGCACGACAAGGCGATCGCGCAGGCGCGCAAGGAG